TAAGATAAATGTATCGTTATGAGGATAATAGTCTAAGACATCTTTCATGTCTTTACAGAAATGAAATCCTATAGAGCACATTTTTAATGTATCTACACTATAAATCTTACCCACTTCATAGGTAAGATCTCTACACTTCATATCGTACGTTACTTTGTATCCTGTCATGATCAAATTATATTTCGATTTTAACTAATTAATTTTGAATGTATCGTTCGTGGATGAATATACCTATTAGCATCTGCTAAAGATTTTATAACGTCTTTTGCGTAGGTAAGTTCCATGCGTTTAATGTGTGTTTGAATGGTTCCCCCTCGATCCCACTCACCAAATCCAACATTTGCTGAGCGATATCCCTAATTTCTTTTTGAGCATGTTCACTATTGCGAAGCTTTTCGAGGTTATAAAATGATCGCATATTGAACATAACATCTGCTTGAATCTGTGAATTATAGGTCTTAAAATATCGAGCGGATTCCTTCGCCCTTTTACGACCAAGAATTGGAATAAGCTCATCTAAACATTTATGATACAAATAATTCCCCGTGTATGTATATTCCTCTAATACCTCAGCCCAATCCGCTAATACTGCCGCGCCATTCTCATCACTATAAGTAACACCAACCCAATCCTCTGGAATATAAAACTTATCATCTTTAAGTTCTTTGTACCTTGCGGACTCCGCATTCATGCTGGAGATTCTATGTTTCAATAAATGGATATGTGACGCCACATCACAATTTACCAAAAAATGAACCATCCCCTTTTCAAAAGGTGTCTCATGACCCTCTCGCCACAAACTATGAACAAGATCAGGTATTCGTATTTTTTTTCTGGTGTTAATTCCCGAGAAGTGCTCGTCCACGCGGAACAAGCAATAATTTCATCAGAACCATAATATCCAAGTAGTTTTACTATATTCTTTTGTTTCATATACTATGTGTAACCTTGAGGAATCGAACCATACTCTTCGCCTTTGAAGCGATTATAACAAATAATCCCGAGAGTCCGTACCCGACTCTCCATACTTGTCTTGTCCCGTTTGCTTAAGGACAGCATCAAAACCAATAGATGCTTTAGGTTACTTAGGTGGCCGGGATATCTCGGCATTATTTTCAAGTCATGGACATGTCACTACATTACCCCAAGCATTCTCATTTAGATCTATTTTCGAAAAGACTTGAGAACCACCACTTTACTTCAGCCGCCGACCATTTTATTTTTCAAATCACGCTTTTTTCAGTTTACCTTTGAAGTATTTTATTTGCTGTTTGTGATTTTTTTGACAATACACGCTTGTTTCTTAACTCCTGCGTTTACCAATTTCGCCACTACTCGTTTTCTAAAAATGTCGAGCAGGTAGGGCTTGAACCTACAATGGGGGAGTACCTTAAAGATTTATTTGCTGTTGTGTATTTATATTACAAGTCTCAAAGGGAGTCGAACCCCATTAGTTACCCTGACCGTCAACGGGCTCATTTACAATTGAATTTTTATTTTGCTGAAGAGACTTTATATTCCAAATCTTAGTATTGTGGCATCGAATCCACTAAAGCTTGCGCTTATTATCCTTTAAGTTGCTGTATAAGATTTTTCTATTACAGATTGCGTTTTTTATTATTGAATTAATATTTGTTTATTTGCTGGATACAATCTTATCAGGACACGCTTTGTTTTCTATTAATTTGAATTTTTTAGTTGCTGTTGTGTTCTTTTTCCAGAATATGTGTCGGTCATTCCCAACATGAAATATCGTATAACTCCGATACAGAGGTTTACCCGTATATGGCTTGCGCCACCATTCTAGCTATTGCTTATTGTTTTAACTTTTGCTGAGTCATATTCTTTTAACAGGATTCCTTTTGGTTTTCATAAAAGGAAAGTTATTTGCTGAGGAATCCTTATAGAGCGTTACCCATATATTTACTACAGATAACGCCTTTTGTCAATACTAAATCTCAACCATGTTCAGAACCTCTTGATTAAGAGACGCTTCTATGAGATCGAAGGTGGTCTTAATTTTTTCCCCAAGGAACGATACAACAGATCCAGAATATCCCCCGAAGTAAAATACGTTTGGCGTATCTGCTCCAGTTTCAAACTTTTCACCGCTGCCGCGACCATAACTACGATTCTGCAAGTTCCAAAGAACAATAACAAAGTTATCAATATAGTCCTTAGAGAAACCGGCCTGTCTCAATGTTGTGTGTGCAGCATTGACGTTCGTATTACCCAATTGAGTTTTATCAAACTCACCATCACTGATACAGAGAATACCACTTGGGAAATCCGATTCAGGCACACCCTCCATTTTCATCTTGGCAAAAAGTCGCACGACACGTTGGAAATTTGTGTTACCAACATATTCACTTATATCATTCTGCCATTTTTCGGTGGGCTTTTGTCCAACCCACTTGTGAAGTTTCGCATCACTATTAAATTCAATCCAATGATCAGCAAACCGACCTTCAAGGAACTCACTGAAGAACAAGGCCATTGCTTTTGCAACGTCATAACATGACATCTTAGTTCCCGAACATAACGCTCCCATAGACCCCGAAGTGTCTCTTACAACAATCAGATCAGTGGCATCATTGGTCCTCGACTTATCAACAAGAGTTTTAAATTGCTTGTTAATGGTATTAACGTCATTAATTTCCTTAGAACGTTTATCAAAGTTTTCAAATAGTTCGTGGACGAATCCAGTGTATTTGACCTCAATGGTAGGATCTTTGACCCATTCCGCATATTTGAATTCCAACCCATTCTTCTTCAAAAACTTACTCTTAACGAGGATCGACAATGCCCGACCATGGATAGCCGTAAAGTCAATGTCCTTGAATCGACCTTGTGAGATCAATTTCTGCCATTCGTGGGCAGTTCCAGATGTCTTGAGTTGGCGATATCTTTTATATGTAGATGCATCTCCTTCTTTTCCGCCAAAGAGAACAGAACAAATCCATTTTGCAATTTGATTGTTTGATTGTGCATCGATAGTGGTGCATTGTGACCGAGCCTTGATTTGGGGCAAATATTTCTTGATCAGTTCTGAAGTATTTTTGTTTTGTAGTCCAGCAACAATCAAATCTGCGAACTTGTTCCAGTCAAGTTGACGATCATCCCATCCATTATATGACAAGTCATATTGAAGCATGGTAAAGACATCGTGCCATGATCCCAGAGAAACAAACAAGAGAATGTTGCTCCAAAAGGCTTCCGGGCTTTGTGAATGCAACCAGATCATACGCATGATTGCTTCATGCTTTAGTTCTGTTCCCTTTTGAGGCTTGGTAGTTTTCTCACCATCAGGCAAGCTCACAGTCCGGGGAATAGTTCTAAGGAAGAGATTGAACTTAACTGCCTTCAGAGGATCTTCCCCCCAAAGCAATTGACAGTCTCTTGTAATTTCAGAGAACTTGCGAGGTTCCTTATATTTACCAGCTTTTGTGAACTGGTCAATCATTGAATTACCAGAAGAACTATACTTCAAGGCACCATTACCAGAAAGAGTCTTACATCCTTCAGCTTTTGCCTTTGTGATAAAGGTATTACCGGATGTTTTCTTCACTGCTTGTGTTACTGCTTTTCGTTTTGTTTCGAATGTGTTCATGTTCTATTTTAGTATGCGTTCTCCTATTGTCAATCGATGTCGGAGTATATTTCGGTTTTAATCAATTACTTTTCCAGAACTGGGGACAATCTCAACTTCATATGTGGTAGTCAAGTCGAATCCCCACGTATTATGTTGTTCTGTCTTCTTAATCTGAACAGGCTTAGTGCTAAATCTAATATCTCTAGATGTTCGAATAGGCCAGTCTACGGCGCGTATTACAATGAATGCATCAAATGCTACTTCAACTGTTGCGGGTCTAACTTCTACTTTTCCACCATATGGCATTACCAACGATGTTGTTATCAACAAAAATGTAGCTAAACCACTTACAAATAAAATGGGAATACAAATCCCATCCCACCAACCCCACCCACAAATACCAACCATAAATATAATAAAGGTTAGTAGACTCACAAACAACCAAAAAATATGTAACATTTCCATTTTATTCGCCCTCCTCTTCTGCCATTGGGACGATCTCCACGCTGTATTCGGGATCACATACCATCCCCCATGCATTGTGTTGGTCAGTCTTCCTAATCTGAACTGGTTTAGTGCTATATTTAATGTTCGTAGATGTTCGAATAGGCCAATCTACAGCCTTTATCGTAATAAACTCGTCAAATGATACGTCAACTACGGCAGGTCGAACTGTGGACTGTCCATCATATGGAATGAAGAATGGAGTCGCAAGGCCACAAGCGACGACGAATGTAAGGACCACTATCCCAGCGGCACAAGTCTCATCGTCCCATTGTCTCCAAGCATTACCCGCAAAAATGAGGGGAACCAGAAGTGCAATCCCCAAGAGTATAAAAAGGTGTATATAATTCATATTATTTTTCGTCTGTTACGGTTTCAACACAATATTTAGTGCCATCTTTGAGCATACATCCCCATGCGTTTATATATGTAGTCTTTCGAACCTGAAGAGGTTCATCGAAGAACTTAATCTCATCTACTTGGATAATTGGGCACCCGTTGGCCTTGACCATAATTGCCTCCGAGAAGACTTGGACCCCCTTTGCAGGAATAATGGTTACGTCTTTCGTATACGGCGTAACAAATGTAGAAAAGACCAAAAAGACCCCAAAAATGAATGCGAAGAGTCCACTTATATTGAGCCACTCTCTATGCGATGCGCAGAACCAAATTGGTCCGACCACAAGGAGGAAAAAGGCAAATAGTATATGATAAATGTGCATAATATTAAAGGTTCGGGGATGGGACACCAGCATCAAGATCGGTGTCAAGTTCTTGACACCATTCGACATTAAATGGATCAAGATCCTTAAAGTATCTCAAAGCACGTTGTTCCAATTGGTTGAAAGCGTCAACAATCAATTTATTTCGTTCTGGCACATCCGGCAACTTATATCCCTTATCAGACATTGCCCGAGCAAGAGCGATGGTTTCCCCATCTTTCTTGTTGAACTTATCCATAGTGGTGTTCAGTAGTGCATATCCATACCGAACTTCAGTGCCATCTTTGACGGCAACGACCAGTCCAATTGGTTGTCGAGTTTCTTCGGTTCTAATGTATTTTTTCAGTAGCGTAGTCATGTTCGTATTATATTTCGGTTTTAATCAAATGAAAATGGGGGTATCGATACCCCCATTTTCGGGTTTTTCTTATCCAAGCGGAATGTAAATCACATTGTCATTATCTTCGTACCAATGCCATTCCAAGGTCTGTAATACATTGAGCACTTTTTCCCTCGGGGGCCAATATGGAGAGAATGAGTTTTGGATTTGTCGAAGTGATACTTCATCAACCCCCCCCTCATCCGCTTTAGTATTGAGATAGTTGTTCACACGTTCTTCGAACTCATTATATGCTGCGACAACATTAGGCACAAGTGTGTCTTCCCCATCTTCAGTAAGAACAGAGGCAACGATTTCATTTTCAAAATGATTCACAACTTCATACCTGGCAACTCGGCACTTCTGAAATTCGCAATCTTTCGGAACAGAGACCACATCAATCGGGTCAACTTTGACAACCACAACGGTTGAACCCCAACCCTTTGCATAGTTCATACTGCCCACATGGAGTCCATGCGAACATTCATTCTTCCGATCATCGTCAACATCTCGGCGAAGAACTTCAATGATAGATCCGATATCATTTTGAATGCGTCCGCTCCCATCTACGACACCTTGAACAACTTTCGTTTTCAGGTTGCCGTGGATCGACCAAAAGTCATCACCAACGCCTTTATAGGCGAGGAAACAGCCATCTTCGGTCAAGGGCAATTCTCTATATGATAGAAAATCAATCAGTTCATTTACCGCCGTAGAAGAAGGATTCTGGCGAAGTCGTGCCCAGAAATTCACAAAATGCTCCAAGGGTAGACCATCTCGTATAATGGACAACACTTTGGTTGTCATGGATTCTGGTAATAGTTCCCCTTGGTAAAAAACATCTTCGTCAATTACTTCAAATCCGGGAGACCCATTAATTGCAAGGGTCGTTACCACATTGGCAGTTGCCAACTGCATTGCATCTTCTTGCTCATCTTCCGGCAGACTAAAGACTTCAATGACTTTAGGATACCTTATGTCTGTTTTTTCGACTCGGCAAATGTCACCAGAGTCAAATACTAGCGTTATCGCGCTGCTATTTGTAATGTATTTCATATTTTTATTTCTCTTCTCTCAAGCTCGGCCCAAGTATATTTCGGTTTTAACTAATCGTTATTCTCCACGTAGATCCATTTGAATTCGTATAAGAAATCTTATTATTCTTCTCATCATATTCCCAGGTCAATTTATTACCATCTGAATCCGTCCGAGAGATCTTATTATTCTTCTCATCATATTCATAGGTCCACGTAGAACCACATGGAGTCGTCTTAGAGATCTTATTATTCCTCTCATCATATTCATAGGTCAATTTGAAACCACTTGGACTCATCCAAGAGATCATATTATTCTTCGCATCATATTCATAGGTCCATTTATAACCACATGAATCCGTCTCAGAGATCCGATTATTCTTCTCATCATATTCCCAGGTCCACGTAGAACCATCTGAATCCGTCTCAGAAATCTTATTATTTCTCTCATCATATTCCCAGATCCATTTATTACCACTTGGAGTCGTCTTAGAGATCATATTATTATTATCATCATATCCATAGGTCCAGTTATCACCATATGAATCCGTCTGAGAGATCAAATTATTCTTCGCATCATATTCACAGGTCCATTTAGAACCACTTGGACTCATCCAAGAGATCATATTATTCCTCTCATCATATTCATAGACAGGAATTTTAAATGTATATTCTTCTTTTGGGACAACCCTGAGAACTTTCAAAGAATCTGTCACAGTTTTATTATCCTCTGTAATAGTTTTTCCAAGAGCCTCTACTTCTAGTAAGATAAATGTATCGTTATGAGGATAATAGTCTAAGACATCTTTCATGTCTTTACAGAAATGAAATCCTATAGAGCACATTTTTAATGTATCTACACTATAAATCTTACCCACTTCATAG